AGTTAATAAAGACGTTGATACTGGAATTCGTTTTCATGAAGGATATCCTTCAAGTCAAGCTAGAATGACGATTGATTATAATGGTAGTGACCAAATTCCTGGAACGGGGCAAATTGAAATATGTGGAACTAATAATGATCAAACAGAAACTCCACTTAATGTATTAGCTGCTATAAACAGATATGGTCATGTTGGAATTGGTAGTACCAGACCAAGACATGCCTTAGACATGATCGGAAATGCTAATATCGTTGGTGTCGTAACTGCTACAAGATTTACTGGAGATGGTTCTGGATTAATTGGTGTTGTTGGTGCTGGATCTGGCGTTATTGTTAGAAATAATAATGATTTAGTTGGAACTGCTGCAACTATTAATTTTTCTGGTAGTCTTATTGTATCTCCTATTGTTTCTGGAATTGTTACAGTTAGTATTGGTGCAGGAACTTCTAATTGGGTAAGAAATTCTGCAGGCATTCATACTTTTGCTAAGGTTGGAATTGGAACCACAAATCCATCTTGTGATCTTACAGTTGCTGGATTAACTTCAACAACACAACTTTATGTTTCTGGAGTAACAACGTTTAGATCTCCAGTTTGAATTCCACCAGCTCCTGGTAGTGGAACGTTTCTGAATCTGGTTGGTGCTTCAATAAAAGGAACTGAAATATCTGGGATGTTTGCTTTTTGGCAAAAGAAATCCACACCTTCAAAGACATCTAGTTCTAATTTAAATCCAACTGGAGCAAGAAAGTTTCTATTTTTTGGTTGCTCTGAATACCACTTAGACTGTGCCATAGTGTTTTATTTTTATTTAGGTGCATAAAAAAAGACCCCCTTGCGGGGGTCTCGGAAACCAACAAACTGAATCAGTTGATGTTGGTGATTTGTACTCTTCTGTAGTACTGGTTGCTGTTGGCGTTCATGGCCTCTCCAGCAGGAGCAGAACCATACTGACCATCAGTTGTAACGAATGGGTTAGCGACCATGCCGTAGCGGGTCTTAAATCCAATCTTAGGCTGGAATGTATCCTGGCCAATGCTACGAACCATTTGGAGAGGAACGTATGGGCAATAGAAGAGACCAGCATCATAAGGTGAAGAACCCTTATAACCCATTACATAGTAGTGCTTGGAAGCAGTTGACTGGGTGTACGAAGGACCGCCGAATGGGTCAATGTAAACCTTAACGCGACCGTTGAGCGTACCAGCGAATACGTTACCAGTGTCATCAACATTCATTGAAGTGCTGAGAGCAGGAGCGTAATCAAGTGCGCCAGTTAGGTTGAGAGCTGAAGCAACGTCTGCTGAGCAGATGATGAAGTTGCCCTTACCTCTACGGGTTTCCTGTGCAATAGCGTTAGCATCGCGGTCAATTTGGAATAGAAGACCTTTGAACTTCTCTGCCATCCAACGACCGTTGGAGTCAACGTCAAGGTCAAATACACCAGGAGTTGCAACGTTGTGCTGAGCACCTTTCTTAGCAACGAAGTATACAGTACGGATGATTTCGCGGTTGATCTCAGCAAGAATTTCGCTTGAGAGAATGTTGGCGAGTTCAGTCTCAGCATCAAGGCCGTGGATTGCCTTAAGGTCTTGTGCGAGTTCTAGGGTGTACTCAGCTTTGAGAGCGCGTGACTTGGCGGTAACCGAAGTCTTCTCAATGCTGAATGCCATCTCACGGAAGAGGTAACCAGCTTCACCGAGTTGCTCAGACTGAGCACGGGTCATCTTGCTACCGAGTTCGTAAGTACCAGCAGGTGAATCGTTAAGAACTGCAGGGTTGTTACCCTCCATGTCTCCGCCTGAACCAGCCTGGTTGCGTACTGAATAGTCTCCCTTGTTTACATCGTAACCACCCGAGAAACCTGCATCAGGCTCGTTGTATAGCGCCTCTTCGCCGCCCTGGTTCTCGTACTTCGCCTTCATAGCGAAGATAAGACCAGTAGGACCGCTCATTGGTTGAACGCCACAAATGTCGTAAGCAACGAGGTTAGGCATTGCACGACGGATTAGGCTGATGAGAACTGGATCAAAACCAGCGATAGCGCCAGTTGATGCAGCAGCACCAGTCATGTTGGTTGCGCCAGCGTAGTTAACAGCAACCTCATTGAGGATGCCACGCTCTTCGCGCATGAACTTCTCTTGGTTTTCTAGCAGTACAGCGGTGACGGCCTTTCTATAATTGTCACCAATCTCGGGGAGATTGTTGTGACCTAGAACAGGGGCCCACTTTTCCTGCAGCATTTCTGCGTTAAACATTTTAGTTTACTCCGTTGGAAAATTGTTGGGTTTTAATTATTTATTAAATAACGAATTACGACCAGCGAGCGATGGCGGCCATGTAGGCTTGCATCTGAGGAGAAACATCTTGTCCTTCTCCTTCAACTGGATTTTCATCTACTACTTCTTTAGCGACTGCCTTAGGGAAATATGATTCTCTGAGGGTTACAAGCTTCTCGCGGAAGTTATCTTCCGAAACAAACTCAACGCCTTCTGCTAGTGAAGCAAGCTTCTCTTTCTGTGTATCAGCGAGACCTTCCGAAATTTGATTTAGGATTACGGTCTTGTTGAAACCAGCAAGTCTATTATTAAGATCAATATTGCGCTCAATCTGTTCGTTTAGGCGCGACTCCATCTCACAAAGATCAGCATTCAATGTTTCCACAACGTTGATTTCTTCGTCGGGGATGCTGAGGTAATTCTCTTCAAAGACTGACTTGAGACCCTTCATAAAGTTCTCTGCAATCTCTAGTTTGAGACCTGAATCAATAGCAACTTGATTCTCCTCTAACCAGTTGGTGATTGCATAGTTAAGAGTTTCGTCAATCTTTTCTGCTAGAGAAACTTTAATGCCTTCTACTTCTTCCTGTAGTTTGGCAACATATCTCTCTTCAATAACCGTTAGATGCTCGTTAATTTTTGACTTAACTGCAGCTTCTAGGATTGTCTTTGCTTTCTCAGTGAAAGCCTCGGAGAAAATCTCTTCTCCTTCAGAGAGGGCTTTGATGTCTTCATCGGCATCATACGATACCTCTTCCATTCCAAATACCTTGGTGTTGTTAGGACCACCAGGAATTTGGTAACCTGAGGATTTAACTGAAGGCATTGGATCTTGGTGGTTGTCACGGACTACGTGACCATCGGCAACTTTCTTATTATGATTGGATGCCTTTGCTCCAGGATTGTCTTCTCCTTCGGGGCTCTCAAAAGTTGAACCACCATCGTCTTCAGTTGATTGACCAGGAACAACCGATGTTGGTACGGTTGGCATTGGATCTCTACCAGCGGAAGCATGTGCATTAACTGCAGTATGTGTTTGACCAGTTACAGGTTTCATGTAACCGCTGGCAACTGGGCTGCCAGGTACAACTGCTGCGCCGACGCCAGGCATCGGATCATTCTCCGCTAGGAATTCCTCAAATTTTTCGTTTAACATATCTGACATTTGGTTTCCCTCGTGCGCTATAACTTTATTCTATGATTATTTATTAAAATCACAAATTAGAGAGCATGTCGTTGAATACCTTCAACGCCCTCTCCTCATAGTTTTTTCTGGTTGATTCAGAAATATACTTTTTGTATTTATCAACTTTGGCTTCTTTTAGAAGTCCATTATCCCAAACCCACTCTTTTCCTTCCATGATTCCGTTAACGAATGCGTCAGGCGCGGAGGGATCTGCTACGATATCAGCAGCAGTTGCAAGCATGAAATCATCGCGTACATAACTTGCACCGTTTCTCTCTTCAATAGAACCCATGCCCCTTGAAGACACACCGAGTTTTACGCCAGACTCAATGAGATTCTTTGCGATTCCACCCATGGGTGTTGAAAGGATTTGCGCTCTACCGATGAAATTAGTTCCTTCGGATTTGAGAGAAACAATCTTGTGTGATACGCGATCTAAGTTAACAGTAGGTCCATCGGGGTGACCTAGTTCACCGAGAGCACGACCAACGCCAATGTACTGTTCGTTGTATCTTCCAACTTCGCGGTCTAATACGCTAAATGGATATACACGACCGTTACGATTTTTAATATCTGCTTGAAGGAATACTCCCTCAATGTAGAGATTTTTTTTGCCGTTTGCTTCTTCTTCAAGGATCTGTAGATCCTCAAATGCTTCGGTGATTAGTTTCATTCTTCCGTACCTTGCTCTGAATCTTCTGAGGTTTCTGGTTCTGCAAAGAATGACTGTGCAAGAACCTCTTTGTAATTTTTCATCGC